TAATGGCATTCATAATCTCATTTTGTCTTATTATATCTTTCTCCTTTTTCTTTGATTTGTTATGATGTGGTTCATCATACTCAAATACAATATTCCTTTGTTTATCATATCCATCTACAAAATATCCATATAATTCCACTTCACCGCCATTAAGTGCGTGTTGTAAATTCCACCCTCGTTCCTTATTCAAATCATCTATAAATTGACACGCTAATGGATTGTGATTTTTAACTGACCCAGTAATACCTTTTTGCTTCAAATCATTTATTGTAGCGAGTCTAATTCTGTATCTCGTTGTATCGCTTCGTTTCTTTCCCAAATTTGATTTTGATAAATTTTGCTTATGTATATCCGAAAATCGCAATCCCGTTAGAGATTTAGACAATTTATTCCTTGTCTCCAATGTAATTTCTCGTTTTCTACGAGCAGCCGATAATTTTTGTCTTGTTTCTATGGAAACTGGAGATTTGTTTTTTGCTGATAAACTCATTTTTAACTTAGTTTCGGAAGTATGACATTTTCCCAACCTTCCATTGGGAATACCTTTTTTAGAACACGAATGGCATAAACGGTTAACCTTATCAGAATTATACCACGAATCGTATGAGGAATAAACTAATTCCTTGGTACATTTCGGGCAATTTCTTTTATAATACATATTATCTCGTCACTTTGAATACTTTACCACAATCAAACGTATAAGTCGTTTGACCATCTTCTACACGGATAAGTACTCGGTAGTATCGGTCTTGTGGCAAACTAGTTGTATCAATCACAAAATAGTTTCCATAAGGATACTCACACGATATCTGAGTATAATTATCAAAGTCCATGACGATTTCCTCAGTCATATTGTCTTTTAGAGCATAATAGGATGATGTGGGCAAATATTCTGGGACAAGATATTGTTCTTGTTGAGTTGATTTTCCAAAGTGCTTCAATGGGAATTGTTTCCTAGCAAAGACTCCGATTTTAGCCATATCACCCGCTTTGTAAGTTGGGTGAATGTTTTGAAGAGTAATCGTGAATGGTCTTTCAGTATCAATTTCAGTAAGGACACTAGAACTCAAGGACACACTACTTGTGTAAGTGTAAGATGAGGTATAAGCACTTCCACTTAATTGAAGACTTAAAACTCCACCCAACAGATTTCCAGTAACAAACTGTCCATTGAAACTAGCACTAGTTGAACCGGAAATGGTATAAGTTCCTAATGCTCGACCGCTAACATATGTTCCCGTTACAGTTGCCCACGCATACGGCTCTGCGTCAGATGGTAGTTCGATAAATACCCTTGCGCCAAGTAATGCAGCATCAGTCCACGAACCTGTAAGAAAGGCATTTTCAAACTTGTTATCCACATAGTAAGCAGTAAAGATGCTTCCACTGAATACCCCCGATGAAAACGATGCCGTAGCCAGTTGAGTAGTAAATGATTTACCACAGGGGCCTGTTACTAATGTTGATGCAACGGTTACAGTTCCAGTAACATTTCCATTCACTGGAATACCATCAATGTTTCCGGTCAATCCCGTTCCAACGGTAAATCCACTGGCTGAATAATCACTCAGAAGGATACTGGCAGAATAGTTGGGGGTCAGAGTCAAAATAGCACTTCCAGAGAAACTTCCACTTATTCCCCCAGCAATGGTAAAGGATGATCCACTTTGAACTGATGCTGTTATTCCAGCCGCAATAGTAGAAATGGTTACACTACCTGTAGATTTACTGCCAGTGATAAAAGCGGTGTCATCCCACCCGACATCCAAACAAGGATAATAAATCGTGTTTGTATCCCGACCGAAAAACTTGAGAATAAACCCAGACCCAGTTGATTGGAGTTCGTCGGAATGAACAAGCAAAAATCCTTCGTTGGCAAAACTTCCAGTGTACCACGCCATAACTATTGGCGTAACATCCATATTGATGTCTGACGATTCATACTGAAAACTTTGAGAACAAATCTTTGAGGTAAACCACGTACCTCCTCCAAACTCAAACGAAGCAGATGCTTGTGTAGGAATGGTAATAAAGTCAATAGCTGTACGAGACCCGCTGACCATTGGACTATACCAAAGAGTCCCGTCGTTGTTGTCCCGATATGTCCAACTTACTCCTTCATCTGATCCTCCATCGGAAAGATAACCATCTCCCATATTCCAACTTTGACTGATTGGAAGCGCATAAATCGTATAAGTGATCGGTAGGTCATATTCATTGCAAACTTTGACTTTAAGTGAAAACTTTGGATTGACAATCGTTCTGTTAGCCATTGAAGCTGATATTGCGGTTAAATCAAACTTCAAAAGGGGGCGATCAATAAATTTGTATGTGGTGGTTGTCCAATTGTTTTCATTGCGAACATCTATACCAGTTCCATTTCCAGTCATACAAACATCCGACCCTGTCAATTGTCCAGTAAAGATGCTAATCTGATAAGGAGAAGTTATTGATCCAGTTATGTATCCATTTACCAAACTTCCAGATACATTTCCATTGATTACTTGTGAAACTCCATCGACCGACCCCGAAAAATAGGAAGCAGTAAAGGTCAATCCACTTCCAGAAATGGTACCGTTGGCAAAGGCAATAGTTCCTCCAAACGATCCCGTGAAAATACCCGTGAAAGAAGTGGCGTTATAGCTGTTGAACGATTGGCTAATATAAACGTAATTTTTTGATGTGGCCAAAACCCTAACTGGCTCGTTTGTCGTACCGAGTTGGAGAATTTCATCAACTCCAAAGTTTTTGTCACCGAGCGTTGCTCGATTTGTAATGAATGTATCCTTTTCTGGATAAATATAATGATGCACGGTTAAATCTTTGGTATAATTCTTTATAGTCAAATGCCGATTCATCTACAATAACCATTTGTTTCCCCTCGGGTAAATCAGTTCCATCCGCCTGATGATTAACAATATATGCATCAGTTCCAGGATAAAATTTATTCACAAAATCTTGAATAATCCTTCCGAACCTCTGATAATTCCGCCCATGTATCTTTGGTTTGACATATCCTGGCATTCGGATCGACAATCCTTCAATCTCATTTCTCATAAAGGCAATAAGTTTAGAATGTATCTCTGCCGAAGATAAATCTAAAATCTTTGTATTTGATTTTGGAATGGCTTTAATCACACGATACTGCTCACTGCACCGCCTATAATAGTCAATCATACTTGGATATCTACTCAATGAGAAATAGATTCCACGTCCCGCCTCACCATCGGCAATTGTCAATCCCGAAGATGCTTTTTCAATGCGGACATAGGATTCTATCAATATCGTCATCTTGATCATACAGGTATAAATATAGCGAGCTTTGAGTAATCTCTACGGGTTATTTCACTCTCCCACAACTCCACCACTTTATACCCATTACTTTCGAGAAATATTCGACGTTTTCTATCCTTTTCCCATTGCTCCTGTGCCGTTCGTTTGGTTGATTTATTATAATCAGTTGGAAAGTATTTGTTTGGGTTCATATGCCAGTAATCACCAAAACATTCTATCACCAAATTTTTCTCTGGAATGTAAATATCAACAAACATGTTTGAAATTGGATGTGAACGTTCTATCCTTGATACTTTTGATTCTATAACTTTCGCAACTGTATCTTCAATCTTTGATTTTCCATAAGAACAAAATTGCCGATACCATTCTACCCATGCTTTTGGCAATCCTTCTTTTTTATGCCGTTCTCTCATTTTTAGACCAACTTCCCTAAATTGAAGTTGTTTCCTTTGCCTAAATACGGAATCGTTTTTGTAAAGATTGCTAAACGTTTGTGCCATCAATAAGGTCTTTTGTTGATTTTCCTTTTTATTACAATCACCGCAAATTTTTCGAGGAATAAGTTTCCCACATGGTTCTCGATTCACTATCAACTCCGTCCCACAAACCCTACATTTGGATTTGATAGTATCCATCAAGCTTTCTTGAAAAAGTTGTTCTTTATGAGTTTTTCTACACAATACCGAGCAATAACGAATTTTGTCAATCTGTTGTTTGAACTTACGTTTTATTATTTGATTGCAAACGGGGTTTTCACATTGCTTTTCAAAGGGTGGTGTTATCATCCAATGATGTTCGGAACGACATTTGCGAGAACAATACAACTTTCGACCCATCATGGATTGGTGAAGACGAAATGTATTTTTACACAAAGGACTTTTACATTTAATAGTAATCAATTTACTCATACACTAATAAATAGTGTATAGCAAGGTATTCCTATCATTTCTTTCTTAGGATATTTGAAATCAAAGACAACTACCTCTGACATCGCTGTCGGGATACTTAATCTCAAAAATTGATGGGTCAACCGATGGATAAATTATATCATTTTTTGTCGCCGACTCAATATCATATTCCACCAAAGAATAATCTCCATTCAAAGCTGTTTTGTTACTAATCGTTACATTTACAACCGATTGCACTCCATCCACTTTGGCGATTTCCAGATTTAACTGGCTCAGATTGATTGGCTGAGAAAAATTCCAGTTATCAATGTTGAAAAAATCTTGTACTGTTTGAATGCAGTTTAATAAGACATCTTTCTTATTGAAACCTTTGTACACAGCAATAGTAAAATCTACTCCAATGTTGATGATATATCCATCAATGATATTGATTCCATCTGTCATCATACGAGTATTTTTTAGATGGGTAATCATGTTTGTGATCAATGCCTGATTAGGTCGTATCAACTTTTTATTAGCATCGAAGGATAGTAAATAGACATTAATTGAAAATGGATTGGTTACATCATATGCAACTTGTCTAAAATGATTATTGCTATTATTATTGATAACAGTTGCATTGTTATTTTGGTCAACCACCCCCACCAAGATTTTATTTATTCCCACCTGTAAACTGGTATCGGCGATGATCTGTGCTTTTGCAACTGACCCGAATTTTGATGGTAATGCATAAACTCTTACCAAATAATCGTTCTGGGTAACAGTTCTGTTTTGTGCGGCAAAATTAGCCATTGCATTCAACTTTATTTCTTCATCTGTTTCTCCATCTTTCCCCCCCACACATGGAGATGGGTTGGATACTTTCAGAGAGTTTTTCACTGTATCCAACAACTCTACTTGCTCAGGTAACAATCCTTCAGATGAGTTGTCAAACTCTATTTGTACGATAGTTCTTATTTCATCGGCCTGACAATTAGACTGCAATCCTCCGCCGACTAGATATCTAACGGTTAAAGTCGTATTAAATGGAGCGATGCCATAGTTTTCGTTTTTCAAGAAATTGCTTGGGTCAAGAGGTACATTAACTGCCATCATTCGGTTTAATCCAATACCAATTAGGTTAGAATCAAATGTTACAATTTCATCATCCACTCCATTGACGCCCGCTCCAAATTGAAGTGTAGTAATGTTGTTTTCATCCACTTTAGTAATAAACCGCCTAGAAGTTTTCAAAAACTTCAAAATATAAGGAGTAGAATCTTTGTACTGTTTAAGTGATCCTTCATATTCAGCATCGTTTGGCACAGCAACAGGAACCAATTCTTGTGCCAAATAATCTACTTCATACCACTTATTTCCATCGGAATCCACAACATCCAATATACCAAGGACATTGGTTTCATCCAATGAGATTTGATAATATTGTGATGGAGTGTTAACTACTACTTCTTTCGTAAAAACTTGACCCGCACTGATGTTTCCTTGTTTTTGAAGCATGAAAAATTGCGGGGTACCATCTTCTTTCCTAGAATAAACACTTTCTATTCGTTGAGAAACAGATGAACTTATTGTAAAATCAACCGCTTGAGACAAAACATAATAAGAACCTGCATTACTAGAAAATTGACCATTTTCTTTGACCATTAACATATAATTTGGATCTGGATAATAATTTCCATTACCATCGTCAGCAGATGGACAAAGTTGATACATATCAATCACACCCGTAGATGCCCGACTTGCTTTAACTTTATATCCCAAATAACTGGCAAGATTTATGATATTTCGTCGTTCAGTGGCCGATAACATCATGCCTTCTTTGAAAGCATAATCGGTATAGTAACTCAGTACATCTCCAACATATGCTGCCTGCTCCATAAACATCATGCCTGGAGCCGCAGCAGAAAAATCTTTGTAGGTGTTCGGGTAGTACGTCTTGGAAAAGTTAATCAAAGCTTCTCGCAACTGTGAAAAGTCACGGTTAAGATATCTGATTTCTTTAGAATTCGGTGCGAAACTCTTCTGTGTATTGCTTGACATATTATTAAACTTTACTTCTATCCAGGACTATATCAACTACATCCTCTTGATTTACTGCATCCACCACAAACTTAACGACGATGTATAGTTTATAAATATCTCGTAAGTCAGTACTTTTGTCATCTTCGAAGTATTTTACTTCAACGGAGGATACCGAAACTCCTGGGATCCATTGAGAAATGTCTTCTTTGATAGCTTTACCTACTTTTTCTTGGATAAAATCATCATTAGGTTCAAATACAATGTTCCATAACCGACATCCAAACGTGGGATTCATTCTTCTTTCCCCAGGCATAGTACGAAGAAGGTTTATTATATTCATCCGATATGAAGTAAAAGTATCTGTTGATTGGTCAAAATAACCACTTGGCCCACTTCTAATGGGTAGGTTCAATCCAATCGGAGTATTTTTCAACACGGCTGCCATTTTTATACCTTACCTTTTTTCTTATCGATCAGTTTCATCATCTGAGAATAGTTGCGAGTCAAAGCATGTTTGATTTCAGGCGGAGTTGCTACATGTTTAACTACATCCAATGCAGATACACCGTCTGGTAACGCTGACAATGGAGCATGATTACTTGTTTGACCTTCTACAAGCACCGGAGGTCTTCCTATTGGTATTGACGGCGCATTCCGCATAAATGCGGGTGCGGGAGCTTCTGCTTCCATCATCATTGCACTGTTGGCGGCGTTTGGATTGAATCCAGGTATCATATTCAAAGTCGGAGAGTATCCTCCTTGAAATGCTGCTGCCCCAACCAATCTCTCCCGATCCCGAAGGTCGGAAACCGTTTCATTCAAAATAGCATTGAGTTTGGGGTCTTTTGCAAACTGATGTATTGGCCTGGCTTGAGGTTGTGATGTCTCTGATTTCCTCATTACTGGGGTCCCCGCAAATAGTTCTCTCAAAGACGCCTTAAAATCTTCGGGCTGCTCGGCAAACTCTTGCGGTTCAATTTGCTCCTGAATAACAGGGGCTGGTGTCCTTTGTTCCGTAACCACCGACTTACCCATCATATTTTGAAATGTTTCCGCAATAATGGTTGGTAGTTGTTTACGTACTTCTTTAGCAACAATGTGCTCGATTATCTGTGTGAGTTGTGTGAGTTCTGATTTTTTCATAGGTATAAATATTATGGAACTTTCTTAATCAATGCTTCGGCTCCGGCTCCCTTGGTCGTTTTGTTTATGTCAGAATTTACTGAATTTACTGAAGGTCTATAATTCTTACCTTTCCATCCGCCCGGCACTCCCGCCCCACTTCCTATGTTTATTTTTGTAGGATCAGTACCATCAGTAATAGTTCCTCCATTTTGTCCATTGGCCAATCCTCCACCAGTCACGAAGACTCTACGACTCATTAATGTATGTAACTTATCTCTCAAAGCAATGAGTTGTTGAACTTGAACTGGAGTTTGAGTCTGTGATGGAGACTCCTTGCCCGCATCTACATGAGAATGTTTGTACCAGTGAGTATGTGCTAATAACCAGTTACAGAGTTCATACATCCAGTTAATAGTCGTTTGGCCCAGTAGTACTGGTTCATTAGTCATATCATGTTCTCCTAAATAGATAGCAGGAGAATTGATAACAGTCTTAGTATTTGTTGTTAAAACAATTTGTTGGTGAGCATCTATTGTATATTCATTGTCGGTTACAATTGCGAATCTCTTTTTTGAAAATTGCATCATTTCATTATACCGAGCGGATAAAACTATTCTATCTGTATTAACAACAAGTTGATCTCCGTCAAGTATGGGATATTTGAATGTACTTTTTCCATCAAACTTAGCTACTTCTTCTCCCATTCCAAACATCTTCTTATAACAGGTTGTTACCCAACCACTAATAGTTTGACCGCTAGTAATATGAATCGAAGACCCATCATGGTTAATGTCTTCCTTCAAATATCCACCGACATTTTTTTCTGCCTTTGTTCCAGTAATAGTTGCGGGGTTTGGACTGTTATGTAACGAAAGTGTTTGTCCTTCTCGCAGCAATGAACGCTGGCGATTGCGAATTAAAATCATTGGGTTCCCACCATCAATATAATCTCTACTGTTAGGAACTCCACTATCATTGGCACGATTAGAGTCGTATGCTGTCAAATGAATAGTCTGTCCATGTCGACTTTCAATTGCTAAATCCCCCTCATATCGTTTTATAGCACGAATGTTTTTGTTAGCTACAAAATATTTTCCAGCATATCCACGATATCCTGTGTCCTTTGACAAAATATCTTTTGTCACCGCTTTCAAAACCGATTCCTTTTTCCCGGTCAAAGGATTGGTTGTAAACATTTCAGTATTTTGTACTCCAGAAGAATTTGAATTTAATGAAAAATCCAAAGCATTGTTGGGCCAGTTATGACAATTTACCTTACGACTATAATACAACTTTTCTCCTTGAATAGTCAATACAACAGTCTCGTTAATTAGTGGATACTCCGAAATGTTATTTTCCAATGGATATGCCCATACCAGTTGATCTTTATTCGTTAATCTTTCAGATACCAATGGTCGCACCAAAGCTCTTCCAATCCATGAAAAATCTTTATCTCCCGAAGCTGCAGGGTTTCCACTTAAATCTGCTGGCCATCGATCTGAATCAATACCATAATGTAACTTTTCTCCATTGTTCATTATAGGATGAGTTTCGTCCAGTACAATGTCAAGGACGACCCCCAACTCCATTTCATAAAACTCGGTCGGTACAGACCCATTTCCCGAATTGCGACTGGTTGCAAGACTAAAACTATCCAGTGTGCGGGAGTTTTTTGATATAGGTTTCCAGTATGCCATAATTAAGATGTTGAAGATGTAATCGGACTATCAATCTCTAGTTTAATTGCCTTTATCTGATCTTTCGCTGCGTTTTGAATTAATTGCTCCTTTTCCTCGTCACTTAGCCCCGCAGTGTCTCCGCCAGAAGCTTCTAATTGTGTGGATTGTAAACGTTGCACCACCGACGCAAGTTTGACCAGTTGTTCGTCGTTTTTAATACCAACATCAAGAAACTCCTTCAGACGAGGAAGAAATATTTGAGCTTCGTTCACTCCTTTAATCAACCCACGAATTTCTGTAAACAAAGTATCCAGTTGATCTTTTTTTGCCTCAGATCGTGTGTAAATATCTTTACACATTTCACGGAAGGTTTTACCGTCATAAACATCAAAGTCCAAATTAGCCATATGTCTATAAATAGACGAAACCGCTCAAATTGAGCGGTTTGACTCCGAGTTATTTTTAGTTAGTTACACCGCCGCCGAATAGCGTTCCGTATTAACATCTCCATCTTCGATGTAAGAACGCTGAATTGTATCGTGATATTGTTTCATTCTGTTAATGACCTTGGTAATTTGTTGTGTTTTACACATGGCCATTTCACGGATGTAAAGGTACAATGCTTTTTTGTTATAGGCATCTATTCTTTCAGAACTACGAAAAAGTTCTACTACAGCATTGGCAATGTTCAAATCTCTTTGTTTAGTGAAAATTTTACTGATGTTATTTTCCCAAAACTCAACAATCAACCGAATGAAATCGGACATCTCTTGTTGAGCATAGTATTTATCGTGAGCTTGAAGTTGAACTGTGTGTTCATCACGATCCTCACTTATTTCAACATTTTGATTGAACTTTTTATAATTGGTATTGTTAAGAAGGATCAAATAATGTTTTGCAATAATAGAAAAATATGCAAATGCCGTGGATTTTTTCTTGGGATCAATTTTACTTTTCCGATTAACATCGAACTTATGCATGTTAGCCACTAGATGTGTCAAACATTCTTTTTGCACATCTTGAGGCCCAGTTTCAAAATAGGAAAACTTAAACGTGTTGAAAACATTTTCTACTAGTTTTTGAAATGGATAATGAATTTTTTCGATGAAGATTTTTTCACGAATATTCATATCTGTTTCATTATTATAAGTAACAATGGCATCTTCAGTTTCTTGAGTAAAGTACATTCGAGACCCATTTTTACTTCGGCGTTTGCGAGGAAGTTTATCTGAAATCGTAATAACCGGAAGGTCTGCCATAATAGCTTTGACCGGTTTGAGTTTTTTAACTTTACGGAGCTTCTTTTTCTGACATTTGCCAACTCGTTTTTTAAGCAAACGTGATTTTAGTTTCTTTTTCGAACGAGCCGGATGAAGTTTAATTTTTCGTATAACCGTCTTTTTCTTTTTTATCATAGAGTTATTGAGTCCTTTGATTTAATTTCTCAATAAGTCCTAACAATTCCTTGAAAACTTGTCCAACTTGATCATCCGACTCGAACATTCCTTTATCAGTCGATTCAAATGATGATTTGAATGTTGCATCATCATCTATTTTTCGCATTGATTCCAACGTATCAATCACATCGGTTTTGAACCCCAATATCCATTCTTCATAAGTACTGGTTTTCTTTAAGAGAGTTCGAACAAGTATAATAGTTGCAACATTAAGTCCCAGAGAAATCAGTAGTGCTGTAATCAAAAGAAATGTAATCATATATGTTTGTTATTCATCATCAATGGGGCGATCATCTAAAAATTCTTTTAGTGTTTCTGACGCCTCCTCAACAATATCCCAATCATTATCTATTTTTGCATCTTTAAGAAGTTCCAATACGTATAATATGTCGGATCGATCCATAGAAATTTTGCCTTTTGTTTCTAAACCTAACCGCCTCATACATATAGAGATTTCAATAAAAATGAAAAAAAATCATTTGGACAAGTGAATACTATATTAAGCGGAGCTATTTGTCAACTTATTATAGCTTAAACATTCTCCGTGCTCCGGGATCTAACCCAGGATCCATTTTTAGAGTAGATGGAGGGCTTGTGAGAGATGTTTCTATAACAGGTTCGTTGCTTGGTTCGGAGGGGTTAACTATGGGGGAATTTTTTGTATTTTCCGCTTTAGTTAACCCCTCTTTACTTTCAGGTTGGAAAACGACCGCACCGGGTTCCTTCTTAAATGTAGCCACGTTATATGCCAAAATCAAAGCTACCGCCAACGGATCAAAGACAAAGATAAGAGTAAAGATAAACCACTTGGCAACTTTATCCAGTGTAGTGCCAAACTCTTGTGCCACAAATTGGAATGTTTGAATATCCTTTTTTCCAGCCGCTTGAAACTTCATCTGGTTAACTTCCTCACCAATGGACATTATCTTGGCTTGATTAGTGCGTATCTGTCCATTTTCGGCTTTAATTTCTTCGTTGACTTGGTTGATAAGAGTAACAGTCTGGTCTTGAAGTTGTTTAAGTTGTATGGGATTTCGACTTAAGAAAGCGTTTGTCATGGCTTCAGATAAACGAACCTCCTGCATTACCCTCATATCTACCAAAGATTTCATTCTAGTTTCAGATTGAGCAATTGCACTAGTATAAAACCCCTTCTGAGATTCTACCATAACAATCTTTTCTTGGTTGGTCTTAAACTCAATTGCTGATTTTTGGTAAGCCGCACTTAAATATCCAAAAATACCCATTGAAGTCACCAGCATTAAAACAACTGTGGCTATAGCTAAATACATTCGTAAAAACCCCTGCGTCTTTTCCCAATACCGATATAAAAATGTCACCGCAACCAACTTACCTACCTCTAACGACGATGCCATTACAGCAGTTAGCAGAAAAGCTCCAGCAAACAAAGTTGCAATACCATATACAGAGAAAAACGCCGCCACCAGAGCTATTACAATAGCAGTTATCCCGAGCAATGTATCAAACTTAACAAGGCGATCTAAAACACGATCTTTCATACGTTATAAATATTCATGCGTACAACAAAAGACCCCGAAAAGCACGGGGTCTGCACATAAATATTTGACTACGTATTTACTTGATTTCTATTTGTTTCACTGGAACCAGTTTTCGGTCTGGAACCTTTTTAGGAAGTGTAATTTCAAGCAATCCATTTTCAAATTTAGCTACAAGTTTGTCTGAATCAATGTTATCGCCAATGGAAAACGAACGACAGAAAGATGAATGTTTCAATTCTTTATGAACATATGTCTTAGTCTTGTTTTCATCAGAGTCTTTTTTCTCTCCTTTGATGCGAAGAATTCCGTTATCAAGCTCTACCGAAACTTGATCCTTGGCCAATCCAGGAACCTCGGCTTCAATGACTATTTGTGCATCTTCATCTCTGACATCAACCTTTGGATAGGTACCTTTTTCAAAGAAATCCTTTCCTAAAAAGTCAAATGAATCATTAAAGAAATCATCAAACAAGGTTGAGAATGGGGTGAGAAACTCATCTCTATTTAACAGAGATGGAACGATAGAATTGCGTTTTACAGGTAACATACAATGTCCTTTCTTAACTACTTTTGTCAGTTAGGCACTCTGCCTTCATACGAAGCACAGAATGTTAGAATACACTATTGTATTCTGAAGTTAAATATGGATCAAAACGAAAAAGATGTCAACTTTTTTTAGTACACTACAAACTGAAACCATACATTTGAATATGGTCCAGACCAATTGTTATCACCTTTAACCGATGCAGTAAACTTAGTTGTAGTTCTCTTTGCAAACGGATATGTAGTAACTATACATGTTTCATTGGATTGCTCACCACCCGCACCAATCGCAGCATAATTAGTACTTGGCATTGCGTTTGTAAATGTTATAATGAAGTTTCCTACATTAGTCGTACTTGGTGTATAAGCCCCACTCCATGGATATGGAACTGGTGTAAATGCTGGATCTGGTAATACGGAACGACCCGCCCAAGAGACATCACTTACGTTATACCCAGATATTATAATTGGTTTGTTAAAAAGATTTCCCATCACTTGATCTGCTGCGGTGTTTGTACTATAAGTTGACGCAGTTGGGACCAAAATAAAAGCCCACGCTTTTGCTGCTCCAGGAAAAGTTGTATTTGATACAAAACTCGCAGTTATAGCATGTGAAGATGTTAATGCATGACTCGCCGTTCCTTGAAATCCTATGGTTCCAGATAAACTTGATGTAAATTCTCTTGCTTCAAATGCTCGTCCATATGTTCTACCAGTTGTAGAAATAAACAACAGACTTGCCGTAGAATAAGCCCCATCTGTGTTCATACTACCCCATAGGAATCCGGTATTACTTCTTAAAACACTTTCTATGTTTGGTCCTAACGGTACTTGTTGAGCATCTACATTATCTCCCATCTCAAATACTAAACGTCCCTTATCCAGCGTTTGTTCTGTATAATACAATCGGGTATAATCATTGGATGATGCATCTCCATATCCCGAATTGAAAAATATGGTATTATAAGCATTACTTTCTAATGAAGGAGGAATAAATCTTTTTCTTGAAATTCTAATACTTGAACTGTCGGCCATTGTAAGAGATGAACTTAAAATGAGATTTTGTTCTATAGAAGTGCCGTTGCCTCTCAAATTGCTAGACGTTATTGATTGTGTAGCATAAAGAGATTGTGTAGCATATAAACTTTGCGTACTGTACAAAGATTGTGTAGCATAACGAGATTGCGTACTGTACAAAGATTGCGTAGCATAACGAGATTGCGTAGCATATAAAGCCTGAGTCGCCATTCCTATACTAGTGAAAAAATTTTCCGCATAACTTGCACTAAATGCATAACTTGCACTTAACGCTTTAGATGCTGAAATAGAAGACGTGGCCCATCCAACTGGAACACTTGCCGATATAAAATTTCCAATGGATTGAATCGATGATCGAAATGTTGTCATCGAACTACTATCTACTAATGGAAAAAAATCCTCTAATACAACCGAAGATGTTAATGCATTTAATTCGCTTATTTTTATTGCGCTCATAATTAAAATTCTATTATGGTCATGCTTGATGTGCCAATATTAAGTCCATCAGCCGATTTATGCACATGATAATTTCCAGGACCCACATTATGCACTCGCCCATAATAATGAGTAATATCACCCTGGGCGGCGGTTGGAGTATCGAGGAATGTTACAGTTATTGTATCTACACTATGTACACTTGAAGAAGCAACTCCAATTGTTCTAATTAACTGATCGACGGCAAATGATTGACTTCTCCATAAAGAAACACCCGTTATACTTCCCACGGCTACTGACATATTTATCAAATATGTTGGGGCATCTTTTGTTGCAGACATAGTAGCGTGCAATCCAATAATTGTATCTGGGGATGCTTCTGTAGCTCCAAAACCAGTTTGATACTCATGTACCCACACTCCGAACCTACCCAAAACACCATTTTGAGCAATATATGATGTTGCGGCTACAGTCGCAAAACTAGCTAATGTTGCAGTACCAACAAGATCAGCATATGCTGCTGTTATTGCATTAAGTGCTACACTTGCTGTATCGGCCCACGAGGCACTGATGGCTAAATCCGCCTCACTCGCCCGAGAGGAAGTTAAACAGTATGATGAAGACTCAATACCTCGTGCCCACGAGGCACTTATAGCAAAAGATGACGTTCCATTAACGCTTCCATTATAGATCAAATATGAAGCACTCTCAGCCAGTGTAGCAAGTGCCGATGTAAGAACAAATTGAATCGAGGATGTAGAAGCATAAGATGCTGACACTGCATTTGACGAATTCAATGAATATGATGCGGAATATGCATTTAACGTGTGTGAGGAAGTAATTGCATTCAACGCCCAACTACTTGTATTAGCATAAGAACAAGAAGCTTGGGTAGGTGCATATGTTGCACTGAGAGCCATTTGGGCATAACTTGCCGTTCCGCTAAATGACCCAGTAAGGTTTCCGTTCGATAAAACATAACTGCTTAAATCGGACAATGTTGTCTTTTTAGACTCAAATTCAGAAACGTCAGCCACGAGCAATAGATCAGCACCATCTAACCCTCCCCCGCCACCGTAAATGATTTGCGCCAATTCAGATATTCTTTTGTTTGCCATAATGCCTTATACATAGTAGTGACTAGAGAGATTTTTTTACCTTCTTAATGATAAATTGAACAAGACCACTGCGAACTATATCTTCTTCAGTAAATCTAAAAACGTGAATTCCGTTTTGACGACTTTCTTCATCGTCAAATTGAGAAATCATCTTTATAAACCCACTTCTTCCATTTATATCACTTTGCTCCGGGTCACCTAATATAAATACTTTTGAGAATTCTCCAATGCGTGTAATAAGCGTAAAAAGTTCTTTGAACGACATGTTTTGAGCCTCATCTGCTATAATAACTCTAGCATTCCAGTTCAAACCCCGTAAAAAGCCCACGGGAATTCCAACTACCCGTTCTTCTTTCAACAGGGTATCAATATCCCCCTTGGGTAATAATTCCGTCATTTTATCCAGCAGAGGTTGAATATAGGGGGACATTTTTTCATTTGCTTCTCCGGGCAAAAACCCCAATTTAGCATCTGAGCTTTCTACAGCACTTCGGATGTACACAAGGTCACTAACTCGCTTTTCGTTAATCATAGTAAGAGCATGATATACTGAGAGAAATGTTTTGCTTGTGCCTGCGGGGCCTGAAACAAAAATGAGCTTTGCCGTTTTATCGGACGCAAGCTCTAAAAAGTGTTTTTGGGTATCAGTAAGGTTCCTTTGATATATTTTTAGGACACCTTTGAATTTGGATCTTTGGGGAATAATTGGACTACGATCTTGTTTTGGACTTTCATTTTGGAGCGTCTGGTTTACTATCATCCGTTGGTGTTTTTTCATTATTCTTCCTTTGTAGATCTTGACGTAATTTTTCTACTCTCGGACACAACTCAAAAATTTCATTGGTCGTATAAAACTTATTAATATGGTCGAGGTTAAGAGCAAACTCTTTTTCGGCAATAGTTACGACAAAGGGTGAATTTTTGAATTGGAAAACTTCCACGATTGGCATCTTGTTTTCCACGGCGAAGTTTATGGATGAAACAACATGTTCCATCATATCAATACGGAATTTGTTCACGAACTTACGCATCTCGTCATTAGGTGATGGCAAGAGGTATAACTCGTTTTCTTTTATGTTGGTCTTGGCTCGTTTGACCATGCTAATAAATATGGAATTGAAAATCAATAGTGAGAAATAAAAAAGGCGAGCCGAAGCTCGCCTTTCAATGTAGTAACATTATCCCCTTCACTACATTCTCCTTGAGATTACCACACCCGATGTTTTTTTGGATCGTACTGCACAATCTCCACTGGCTTTCCCAACTGTTTTTTTTCTACTCGGGTCCAAAACTCCTTGGTTGAAATAGCGGCTGGATCGTTTGGGTCATTATATTCACGGTCTTCCACTCGGTATCCATCACGTACAACAACGTAAGTAATAACCTTGGCAGACGGACTATAATCTGCGTTGTTTGGTGAGGCCGGTTGATTCTCAACCGGTGTGTTACTTTCTGACTTTTTTGGTTTTCCCATATTTAGCTAGTTTTTTCGTTAGGAACTGAACAATCCGTTGGGCATCGTGGTTAGTTACAATGGTGTGATCTGCCCACGGCTTGCCAGTTTTCATTACATGGTCACACCACCGAATTCTTTCTTTTTTGGACATTGGACTGGTCCCCGGGTGTTGAACCCATAGGGACACATAAACCTGTCCACTGTCGTCCAAAAAGTCATCAAAACTTATTTCGAGGACGCTACATCCACCACAATCACATTTGATGAATATAGATTCCGGTTTCATTTTGATTTCGAGTCAGTCATAACTGCTAAACGGATTGCATTAAATATCCATACTACCAGCATAACAACCAAATGAATCCAGAACCAAGCACAGATTCCCATTGACTGATAAATCCATACCAGAATTAGAATCCGAGGAAGGAAAATAGATGCAAAGAAATCTGCGATGAATGGCGTGGTGTTATAAGGAAGATTTCCACAAATCCACCAGAAAAATAGAGTTACTCGTGGGAGAAACAATGAGAGTAAAAGGAACCAAATGCCGAATTCTTGTATGTCCATAACGTTGTTTTGTGTTTATACTGCAATTGTGAACAAGAATAGCATAATCACAAAAGATTGTCAAGTCCTTTTTTCAGTTTCATAACATCTCATAGATATTTATAGATAATGAAACGACAATTCAATTTACACCATTCTTGGTTGTATTTCAAGTGCATTGGACGAATGCTACATGGACGAGTGCTTAAACACAAGCACAAAGGGGAACTTTTTTTGCATACGTCGTTTTATTTCAGAGGAATGCTTCGCAGTTTAGGAATAATCCGTACATAAAAAATGCCGGGATAACCCGGCATCGTTTGTCAAAGCAGAAACGTTAGAATTGCACTTGTTATGAGACTACCGAATAGAATAAACCCTGCAACCCACGGATCAAGAAAAATTCCAAATGCTTTACCAATGGTTTTTAGAGTTATCTTCTTCATAGAAATTGGCGGTAGGCTGACATCACGCTTGCCATCCCCGTTTAGGGGGACGATCCGATTTCGAGTCGGTCCTGAGTCTCACCCAGTTAACCTACCATTTTTGGAGAATCACAATCTACGCACACTTCTCCATAGAAGACTATGTTTACCTTTTCTTTACCACACGTATCACATTTTTCCCCAACTTCCACCATAACAATGTGACCACAAACATCAACTTCTTCAATATGCATAAAGTGGCGGAAGGCACAGAGCACGATTCTGATGCACAGTAAAGGCACGTATAGATTTCCAATCTATCCTGACACCCCGATCAGTTTACCTTCCAGTTTTTGACATAGTCTTTTGAAATAGTTGTCACGATCTTCAGTACACTCAAGTACCTACTTATTGCTCGGGACTTTCCCTTATGTTTACAGAAGGGCGTTTGTTAACTTTTCTGCTACATCAAAGAACTTTACTAAATTGGCTGAAGCGGAAGGAATCGAACCTTCAATCTTCTCGTTCAGAGCGAGTTGCGATACCATTACGCTACGCTTCAATAACGTCCACGTTTACTTTGGAGTTCAATGACTCCGGGGTTTAAGGTGGACCTAACTTTCCCCAAAATTGGTGGAGCCAAGGGGAATCGAACCCCTATCTTGTGAATGCCATTCACATGTACTACCGTTGTACGATGGCCCCGGCTGGAGACGCATAACGTCTCCGAAAACTCGCTCTACTCGTGGTAGGCAAGCAAATCTTGGTCCGTCTGGGAATTCAACCCACAGTCTCATAAACCGTTCAATTTCTTCGGTTTCAAATGCTCACGTAACTACTGTCACTGTCTCGCCACAACAGCTTTAGGGTATCAACTCCACAAAAGCCAGCCTAAGTTTCACTGTTCCATAGACCGACGAAACGATCCGTATTGCATTTCCTCTGAGACAACAGAGCAAATTGGTGGAGCTACGGGGAATCGAACCCCGATCTGCGGCTTGCAAAGCCACCGTCTTACCGTTAGACAGATAGCCCCATTGAACTAGATGCTGGTCTTATAGTCACCACGACTCCCTTGCGGAATTTGGTGAGCCTTGCGGCTCATAGTTTTTGTTGCAGTATGCATCTAAAGTTTCGAAAGATTTCATATAACATTGTTGACGCTGTTATATGCTATACCATCCATAAACGACATTTTCGGAACTTATACATTCAACTTGGCGTCCCATAGTCGCCCATCATCTTTCAGGATAAATTGGTAGCAGAGAGTGGAGTTACACCACACATAGCCCCTTTCGGAGCGAACGTTATGAGCGTTCTTAGCGTCTTCCGGCTTGTCCCTGCAAATTTTCAAAAAACTTTTGTCTATATGAATGGCATTGAATTCCTGTTCGTATTCGATGGCATTTCGCACATCTCACCGAGCACTTTTCAATCTCCAATCCAATCTTTTCCCACGAGAATCCCCTCACAAGCATTGCATATACCGCATCTTCTTTTTGCGAAGGGTCTTCGTGATCAAAATCCAATACTCGTATGTCTGTTTCTCCACAATCCACGCACGGATGTATCATCAAATACTCACATACTTTTCGTTGCGAGTCTGCCAATCTGCGTTTTGTTCCTTTGTTTGAACGAGTGATATACGCTCGCCTATTCTGCTTGTAATGTTGTTTCACGTATTTTCCGTGACACTCTTTACACTCAGAACAGCGAAGATTTTTCGCCTTGTTTCTAAACGAGAAACATCCGTCTTCTTTTGGTTCTTTACAAGTACAACACTCTCTCATACCCATAAATACCAACGTGGAGTCAAAAACATCAAAGTATTTTGACTACAAATGGTTGCGGACTCCGGACTCGCACACGGCCCGTGACCTTATGAAAGTCACATGCACTCTTACACTTTTCCGCAGTTCAAAGATTAACTATATCTACGCATAAATATAACAGGATTTTCCAAAATGTCAAGAGGTTTTTTCTTTTTTCAATCCGTAACGACATACTTTCGGTATTCCGCTGGAGAGAACTTTTCAATATCTCTCAACGCACTTGAACTAACGTGCCGAAACCTTGGGTCACAATAGAATGCTGCGATTTTGACTTGAGGATACATCTCTCTCAAGAATGCCACGAGATTTTGCTCGTAGTCCAAATCTGCACCATTGCGAAGTCCACGGACAATTGTAACGTTGTACTCTTCTTCCAACTTCTTCACCTGGTCTATGAGCAAGGTATTGTACGATACCGTATGTACACCAAGACCCGCTAGAAACTTTTCGGGCAATGGATATCGAGCGGCGACCATCGCCACCTTGGTTGGATTGATGCCCTTGGCAACAAGAACGGTGTCAAAAACTTTGATTGCTTGATTAACAATATCCAAATGCCCCACATGAAATGGGTCGAAACTTCCGCCGTAAAGTCCGAGTGTATGTTTCATAAATTCTTACCACCATAGATTTCCAAACCACTTGGCAAAGAGTTGCATACCTTCATCATACTTGGCATATTCAGCATCAAATCCTTCTTTACTACCCGACCATTCATCGGCAATCAAATGAAACTCAAAAGCGAAAATAATTTTGTCAAGTATGACATTCCACTTTTCAGATGTCATATTCTCGCTACCCGGAAACCCATTATCTATTTCCTTGAACCGTTTCAACCGAGGAATAATAAACTTGGCAATGGTTGAATTCAATGACCACGTTTCCGTGTCAGAAAATCCATTTTCTTTTAACTGCTTGGCATAGCGACTGTAACGCTTGTCATGCTTATCCACATAAAGAGGTTTCTTAAGCGACCACTCACTCGTCAAATTTTTCGATAACTTTTTCATAGTCTCCGCAATTTCTCAAAGTTGATATTTTACCCGATGGGGTTTTCATTTCAATGTACGTGGTACGGTTTTTCCAACCCAATGGCGCATATCCCCATCCACACCAAGGATGCGTATCGTTATGTCCCATACCACTCATCACTGCGGTCTTGAGGTTTTTTACGAACCGACCTCGGCAATTACAAACTTCTCGGTCGGGATTATATCCACCTTTTCCATTATCCCAACTACATACCCAACGGAATTTGTTTTTCATAGAATGCCTGTCTTTCTTAGTATTGCTATACCTAAAGTATAGAAATCGTTGGGGTTACTATGAACAAATGCAGGAGATAATCCTAACTTGTCGTAAATTTCTTTGCAGCGAAGTTCAATTTTTTCGACCAATTCTAATGAACCAACACGGAATTTAATTTTCATTTGGTCGCAAATCATCCAACAAACCCAAGCTTCATAGTTTCCATATACTCCATGTTTCCAAACATCTTTTTTCCACAATAACCAATACTTTGTTACCAATGGAACATCTTTGTTGCCGTATTCAGAACACCAAAGAATGCTTTTGGAAAATTGATGGGAGAAAACATTACATGGCTTGTAATAGAAATACTGACGACTCTCAAAGAACATTCTATCGGGGTCGTTATCAGCTAACGGTGTATCTGTGTATTTCATGATTTCATTATTTCTTACTCATATATCATACTTGGCAACATACCCAACGGAATTTGTTTTTCATCATCACATCATACACTACTACACATAGAAGTCAAGCGATTTTTTATGTGGTCAACTCCACCATATAATATCTTTACTTTATGAATGTTTATGACGAAGTTTAATTTTGGCAGATCTCGTTGTAAATAATAATCATTTTTAGGATCGAGATACACATTAAAATCAGGAAGATAAAAATCCGGAAAATATTTTCTTTCATCTCCATTTTCATCAACCCACTTAAACATATGACGCTTCCTACTTCTATCCCATTTTATTCCATTATCATCCATCCACTTTGCCATCTCAACTTCCCACCGAGAATCCATTGAAAACTGTTTATACTTAAATCGTCTATATCCAAGTTTTCCTCCACAATTAGGATTATTACGAGTCCATTGGCTCACATATTTAGAATAGCATATT